GGTACAACGTTCACCGCCTGGTCATGGATCAGACCGGCATGGGCGAGAAGCCAGTCGAGGACGCTCAGCGCGCCTATGGCTATCGCGTGGAGGGCGTGGTCTTCAACAGCGTCAATCGGCTCAATATCGCCACCAACTCCAAGCAGAAATTCCAGGATCGCAAGGTGCGTATCCCCGCAGGCGATCCCGTGCTGCGCGCCGATCTCCACAAGCTGAAACGCGTGGTGGGCGACACCGGGGCGCCACGCCTGGTCGCTGAGCGAGATGGCGACGGCCACGCTGACCGCACCTGGGCGGCCTTCCTGGGCATCGCCGGCGCTTCGCCGGAGCCGGGGCTGCTCGGCTATTACAAACGCCTGGTCGAGGCCGCGAAGGCCGCGACCGGCAAAAAGTGAAAGGTTCGCCAATGTCGGGGCGCGAAACGAAGGGTACGAACATCGAAAAGGGTCTGGTCGCGCGTGTCGCAGCCGGTATGCGCCTGGCCGTCACCGGCAAGATTCCGGAGGGCTGGTTCGGTCCCGAGCAGCCGCTTGATCCGGTAGCGCCGGCGAGCGTCGCCGGCCGTGCCTTCGATTACCCGTTCGGCTACAACCTCAACACCGAGCCGCGCGGCGGCGATAGTGACGGCAAAGGGTCCGCACCGGTCACCTTCGAGCAGCTGCGCAACCTAGCCGACAATTACGACATGATGCGCCTGGTCATCGAAACCAGAAAGGACCAGCTCGCCAAGTGCGAGTGGATCATCTGCCCGAAGGATCTCAGCAAAAAAGCCGAGAGTGACCCTCGCTGCAAGGAGTTGACCGACTTCTTGGCGATGCCGGACAAGGAGCATGATTTCGACACCTGGCTGAGAATGCTGGTCGAGGACATGCTGGTGATCGATGCCTCGACCCTTTACCCGCGCAAGACCAAGGGCGGCAAGATCTATGCCCTCGAGCCGGTCGACGGCGCTACGATCAAACGCGTTCTCGACGACGCCGGCCGCACCCCGATTCCCCCTCAACCCGCCTATCAGCAGATCTTGAAGGGTCTGCCGGCGGTCAGCTATCGCCGCGACGAGCTGCTCTATCTGCCGCGGAATGTTCGGACCAATCGGGTCTATGCCTATGGGCCGGTCGAACAGGTCATCATGACCGTGAACATCGCGCTGCGCCGCCAGCTCCACCAGCTGCAGTATTACACCGAAGGCAATGTGCCCGAGGCCCTGGTGGGCGTGCCCGAGACCTGGAACCCCGACCAGATCGCCCAGTTCCAGGCCTATTTCGACTCCCTCCTGGAGGGCGACACCGCCCAGCGCCGGCATATGCGGTTCGTTCCCGGCTCGATCTCCAAGGGCTATGTCGCCACCAAGGATGCGGCGCTGAAGGACGAGTACGACGAGTGGCTGGCGCGCATCATCTGCTATGCCTTCAGCGTGTCCAATCAGTGGGCGGTCAAGCAGATGAACCGCTCGACCTCGGACAACGCCCAGGAACAGGCGCTGCAGGAAGGCCTCGGCCCGCTGATGAAGTGGGTCAAGACGATGATGAACCGAATTCTGGTGGAGTGCTTCGGCTATGCCGATCTGCAGTTCATGTGGAAGGAAGAACAGGTCATCGCGCCGGATGTGCAGGCGCAGATCAACGACACCAAGGTGGCGCGAGGGGGAATGACCCTTGATGAGTGGCGCCAGGCCGATGGTCAGGAGGCGCTTCCCGATGGCCTTGGCGCTGAGCCGCTGATCTTCACCGCCACCGGCGCGGTCCGGCTGCGCGACGTGGTTAATCCCCCGCCCCCGCCGCCACCGCCGCCCCAACTCGGCCACAATGGCGGGCCGCCCTTGGAAGAAGAGCCCGAGCCGCCGCCGGCGCCTGAGCCCAACAATGAAAAGCCGCTGAAGAAGAGCGCAGCGCAAGTCGACCATTACCGCGAATCAGTCCAGGCTGGTCGACGCGTCCTGCAGCACACCTTCACTATGTTCTTCGTCCTGCAGGCGCAGCGCTGCGCCGAGGCGGCGGCCAAGGTCTATGGCGATCTGAAGAAGGCCGCCGGCGCCGATGACAGCGAGCCGGTCGAGCCGGCGCCGGCGGAGACCGAAGTCAGCGGAATCGCCGAGGCGGTGATCTCGGCCGCTATCGATCCGACGGCTTGGCAGAAGGCCGCCGAGACGGTAATCCCCGTCCTTGAGGAGGCGGCCGAAGATGGTGCCGAGGCGGGCGCTGAGGTCATCGGTATCGACCTATCGAGCGCCACCAAGCTCGTCAACAAGCAGGCAGTGTCCTGGGCCAAGGAGCATGCGGTCGAGCTGGTCCAAGGCCTCGAGCAGACCACGCGCGACGCGTTGCGCGGCCTGGTCGCGAAGGCCGAGGAGGAGGGCTGGGCAGTGGAGCGGCTGAAGAAGGCCATTCTCGACAACTATGCCTTCTCGCCCGAGCGCGCCCAGCTGATCGCCCAGCACGAGCTGGCCACGGCCGACATCATGGGAAATCTGATCGCCTGGCGAGCAGCGCGCGACAGCTTCGGCATCAAGCTCAAAAAGCGGTGGATCGAATATGGCGACCTCGAGCATTGCCCGGCCTGCGATCTGAACGTCAAAGATGGCGCGATCGACCTGGATGATGAATTTTCGAGCGGCGCCCAGGCGGCGCCGGCGCATCCCCATTGCACCTGCGACACGGTCTCCGAGGTCGCTCAAGATGACGAAGAGGAGGCGTCCGATTGAGCTGGTCAAAGGCCCACTACCGGCAGAATCCTCGCGGGCCGTTTTAAGGCCCGCTGATCGACGCGGGCCACAGATTGGTCACACGGCCCGGAAAAGTTTTTAAAAGTGAATTTAAACGGGTCCTGCGCGGTTTGGCGGCCATATCTTGCGTGCGGGGCATCCGTGCATCACAGTGCATAGTGTCATCCCCTGCCGGACAGGCTATGACACCTGTCAGCGTTCTGCGCTCTCTCCCACGCCCCTAAGCTCCTCTCCATACCCCTCGGGGCTACTGGAGAGACGCGCTTATGTTCATCCCGCTTCGCAAGGTCGATGCCGCCCAGCGGCTGGTCTATGGCTTTATCGACGAAACCCCCGACCGGTCCCGCGAGGTCTTCGACTACGAAAGCTCCAAGGCCCATTTCCAGACCTGGTCGGACGGCCTGGCCAAAGCAACGGACGGCAAGAGCCTCGGCAATGTGCGATCGATGCACCAGGCCGTCGCCGCCGGCAAGCTGACCCAGCTCGATTTCGATGACGTGAACAAGCGCGTCGAACTGTGCGCCCATATCGTCGATGACGCCGAATGGGAAAAGGTCGAGCAGGGCGTCTATACCGGCTTCTCGCCGGGCGGCAAGTACCTCAAGCGCTGGAAGGATGGCGAGAACACCCGCTATACCGCCCGTCCCTCCGAGATGTCGCTGGTTGATCTCCCCTGCATTCCCTCGGCCGCCTTTACGCTGGTTAAGGCGGACGGCCTCACCGAGCAGCGCAGCTTTCAGACCCTAAAGGGCGATGATCTGCGTAAGAGCCTCTACCAGGTCAGCCGCATGGCGGATCTCCTGGATAATCTGACCTCGCTGGGCCAGTCGGCCGCCTGGGAAGCCGCGACCGAGAAGGACGGCTCGCCCGTCCCCGGTCAGATCCGAGATTGGCTGACCACCGGCGTGGCGATCTTTACCGCCATGGCGACCGAGGAATCCTCCGAAGCCGTCGCCGCCCTGGCCGCTGTAGTGCAGGAGATCCCCGACGCGGCCTCCGTCATGGCCCTGGCCGCTAAGACCGAGGATCTCGCCAAGGCTGGTGCGCGGAACAGCGCGACCGACAAGAAACATCTGCAAACGATCCACGATCATGCCGTCTCCATGGGCGCCGATTGCTCGTCCAACTCGGAGAAAGCCGCCGGCGCCGGCGATGACCTGGCGAAGATGGCCGACAGCATGGCGAAGCTGACCAATGACCTCGGCACCGCGAATGACAGTCTGGTCAAGGTGACCTTGGAACGCGATGACCTGGTCAAGCGCGTCGCCGACCTCGAGGCCGAGCCCACTCAAGGCGGCCCGCGTCTGCGCGCGGTCGGCAAGGGCGACGACATCGGCGATGACCTGGCCAAGCGCCAGATCGGCGATGACGGCGAGGGCACGTTCGACGAACGGCTCGCCAAGATCAACCCCATGCCGGCCGGTCCGGAGAAGGCGAAAGCCCTGCTCAAGCTGGCCAAGGATTTCCCCAACACCAGTTCCAACGCCTAAAACCGGAGATTCCCTGTGAAGGATATCACTAACCAGACCATTGCTCTTGCCAAGGCCGCGCTCTCCAACCCGATCACGGTCGACGATGACCTGATCAAGGCCTTTACCGAATCGGGCGTCGCCACGCAGGGCATTACCGCCTACGACCTGCAGTCGCCGGCGCTCAACCTCTATCCCGTCCTGACCCCGCTCCGTAACTCAATCCCCCGCGTGACCGGCGGCAAGGGCATCCAGGCCAACTGGAAGGCCGTCACCGGCATCAACGTCAACCAGGTCAGCCTCGGCCTCGGCCAGGGCAACCGTGGTGGCGTGATGGCTACCAGCACGGCCGACTATATGGCCGCCTTCCGTGGCCTCGGCCTCGACGACTATGTGACCTTCGAGGCCGATTATGCCGCCGAGGGCTTCCAGGACGTCAAAGCGCTCGCTTCCCTCGGCCTTCTTCGCTCGGTGAT